CGCACCGCCCGGTCGCTCATGCGCTGGGCGAGTTCGGCATTGAACGGCACCAGTTCGTGGTGGAGCTCCGCGGTGTCCTTGTTAATGGCGGTGAACAGCGCCGGGTTGGAGGCCAGCCCCGGCACTGCCGCATCCATGTAGGCCTGGTAGAGCGCGATCTGGGCCGCATAGATTGGCTTGGCGGCGGCAACGCCGTTCTTCACAGTCTCGCGCCAGTTCTTCGCGTTCATGGTCTTGCATTCCCAGAGAGCGGGAACGCCCAGCTTCAGTGCCTCTGGGGCGGCGGCAACGATACCGTCAACATGGCCACGGATGCGACCGCCCGCCACCGAGAAGCCGAACTGCTGGCCATCCGGATCATTGCCCTTGCGGGTGTAGAGATCGATGCCGGCGGCGCGCAGCCACTTGATGGCCAGGTCCTCGAGTACGTGACCGATGGCGAAGATCCTCAGCGTGCGGCCGGGGAAGTCGGCGCCCTCGTCCTTAGGCGCGCCGGCGAACTCGAACTGCAGGGCGCGCTCGCAGGCATGGCCGACACGGGATCCCCCAAGGTACTCGCGGCGCGGCCGGCTGGCGTTCTCATCGACCAGCGCCGCATCGAGGATGCTGTTCAGCACCTCGGCGAAGTTCGGACGGTGATTGAAGTCCAGGGTCAAAACGGCACCTCCGGGGAATTGTCGTTGCTCTTGGCGATGTCGCGCATCGCCTCCCGGAAGCCGCCGACGGCGACTTCGATGATCGTGAACACCTGCTGCTCCGAAAGACTGTCGAGCCGGACGTGCCAGCCGATTTCTTCCATCGTCTCGGCCACGACTTTCATGGCCTTGCGGATGGCGGCCTTCTCCTCCTCGGTGAGGTCAACCATGGCGGATGACCTCCGCACCCGCTGCCAGAAGAGGGTCTGGCAGGTAGTGGAACAGAACCAGACAAACGGTCGCGGCCTGCTCACCCGCTGCGGTTCCCGCCAGCCGAAGCCACGCGCTGGCCTTTTGCACACGCCGCAAAGCACAAAGCGCGGCTGCCAGCAGACCAAACGCTCGCGGGCAGTGATGTGTCGAGACGCCACCATGCATCAGGCCGCCACCGGGACGTGGGCGCCCTTGGCCTGTGCAATGCACCTGCGGATGACCTGCTGATTGAACTTGAGGCTCAGCATCGCGGAGGCTTGGTAGCGGGTGAGGCTGTAATCCATGCGCAGGGCCGTGGGCAGGTAGGCAAACTGACGCTCGGTCGGAGGTTGACGCAGCCAGGCTCTGGTCTTGTGGGCGGACTCGTCCGTCTCATTGGTGTTGAGCCAGTCATCGGCGGCCGCAAGGCAGATCAGGTTCTCGCCCACGCCAAGCAAGACGGCCTGTCGCGTTTTCGAGCCGCCGACAGAATAGAAGCGACCATCCTCGTTGAAGACACCTGCCCATGCGCTGAAGCCGCTAGCCATCATGGCTGACCTGTCGCCTTGCACATCGATCCACTCGAAGCTCGATCGTGCGAGAAGGTCGATTTCGGTCATCAGGAACTGGCCCAGCACCTCGGGCCCGCGCCCTTCTGGCCCGGCATCCCAAACGTGACCGCACAACGGGCATTCCATCGTCGCGGCCGGTACTTCCGCTTCACAGGAGGGACAGACCTTGGTGGGGGCGTCCCCGGCAGCCTGACGGCCATCGAGATCGACATCCTGCTCGAGCGAACCATGGATCAGGCTGGAGGTGCCGAAGTCGAGAATGACGCAGTCGGTCTTGACGACGCCGGGATAATCCTCTGGGTTCACGGTGCGCAGGCCCCGGCCTACCATCTGGATCATGGTGGACTTGTAGGAAGACGGCCTCAGCAACACGACGCAGGAGGTCGGCGGGTGGTCCCAGCCTTCCGTCAGCACCGCCACATTGGTGATGACCCTGACCTCACCCCGGTCGTAGGCGGCAAGCGTCGCCTTGCGGTCAGCATCGCTCATCTCGCCGTGGACAACAGCGGAGGCGACCCCAGCAGCAATGAAGGCATCCGTCACGTTCCGGGCGTGGTCGACGGTGGAGCAGAAGACCACCGTCTGGCGGTCACCCGCCTTCTCCTTCCAGTTTTCGACCACCGAGTCGGTGACCGGCGACTTGTTCATGATGGCGTCAACCTCGCCCATGTCGAAGTCGGCGGCGACCCGGCGGACCTTGCGAAGGGCGTCCTGCACACCGACGTCGATCACGAAGGTGCGGGGTTTCACGAGGTGGCCAGAGGCGATCAGCTCGGCGATGCGAATCTGGTCGGCGACATTGTCGAACACCTCGCGCAGGCCCTGCTTGTCGCCACGGTTCGGCGTGGCCGTGACGCCGAAGATCCTGGCCGACGGGTTCAGCTGTATCGTCCGATCAATGATGCGGCGGTAGCTGTCGGCGACCGCATGGTGGGCTTCGTCGATCACAAGCAGATCGATGGTCGGCATGGCATCGAGATTGGCGGCTCGCGACAGGGTCGGGACCATGGCGAACGTCGCTTGGCCCTCCCACGACTTCTCGTTGGCATCCACCACAGAGGTGGTGACTCCAGGATTGACGCGACTGAACTTGGAGCGGTTCTGATCGGTCAGTTCGTCGCGATGCGCAATCACGCAGGCCTTGGCACCCTGATTCTTAAGCAGTTCACCGGCCACAGCCGACAGCATGACGGTCTTTCCCGCTGCCGTCGGCGCAATACCCAGCGTGTTGTTGCGGGTGCCAAGCGCAGACAGGCTGCGCTCGACGAAGAGTTTCTGGCGAGGGCGGAGGATCATGTGGGCCGCCTCACTTCGCCCAGGTGGGGCGCACACCCACAGACCACTCGGGAGCGGTCACCGCCTGTGCCACGTAACCCTGCTGTTCGGGCTGAGCGAGTTGATGGACGGTCTGCTGTGGCGGGGCGTAACTGGGACCGGATGACCCCCCGTAAGCCAATGTGGGAGCAGTGCTGCCCATCACGGCCTCATATTCCCTGTGGTCGCGCGTCACGGCCTGACGGATGTCATTCTTGTCGTCGCCATTATTGTCCTTGCCGACATCAATGCGAGCCACGAACTCCAAACCATTGAGATCGCCCAGCCCTGCGATGCGCCGTGCATTTTGCGCCTCCGGCGAGACGTCCTTGTCGGAGAGGCCGCGCGCAGAGTTGAGAATGCCGCGCACCATGCTGCGCCCCATATTGCCCCAGTTGGGGCCGGTTGGGCTGTACAGGCCGATCATCGACCAGACCTTGCGCTTGGCGTAGGGTCCTTCCATCACGGTGTACTCGGCGTCGAGATAGACAGCACCGGTCGCCGCCCTCTTGGCGTAACCGCCAGTCCAGCCTTGCGACGGGTCGTCAAAGCCGCCCGGGCGGATGGTGAGGCGCACCTTGGCAATGGTGCCCCGCGGAATGAGGTTTGAGTTTTGTTTCGCGTCGTTGAAGTCGTTCCATGCAGTAGTCATGGGGAATTCTCCTCAATCAGGTGTTCGGTTGGGATTGTGCGGGTGCAGCCTCTTTCGGCTCAGGCGCCGGGCGGCTGAACTTGAGGCGTTCGAGTGGCGAGCGGCCCGGTTCGCCGATCTTGTCGATGAGGCGGCCTAAGTGTGCCGTCTCGATCTCGTCGAGGCGGCCTGAGCGATCCTTGGCGGGAAGCTGGAAGCGGTTCAGTGTCTTGCAGACGAAGACGCGATGAAGAACCGTCTTGTCGCCAACCTTCTCGGCCACTTCCGTCATCGTCAGCACTTCATCGACGATGCCGGGAAGTTCGAGGCCGGTTTTCGAGCCATCGATCTGCGGTACGTAGACGGTGCGGTTCATGTCATCGAGTTTCGTGTCGAGAATGCCGACGAAGAACACGTTCTTCAGGCGGGTGTGCTGAAGATGGGTAATCCAGCCCAGCATCTCGCGACCGTGAAGGCCGTAGGCGCCACGCACGTCAGGCTTTCCAGTCTTCTCGGATAAGCCTTCCGGCTGTTCCTTCGACCACTGGAAGCAGAGGCGCCCGGCGACGGTGATCGAGTCGACGAATACAGTAGCGTATTTGTCGAGCACCTTTGGGTCACCGTACTTCGCGCAAGCCTCGGCGAAGTGCCTCTTGCTGTAGGGGCGTCCATCCGGAATGGCGGGGTTGGGGCCACCAATGAACACCGCGAAGTCGCGGCATTCTTCCCATGTACGCGGACGAATGGTGTCACCGCTCCAGCCCTCGATGGCGAGATCGCCGGCTTCCAAATCGAAAAACAACGTCTGTTCCGGCTCAAGCGTCCAGAGCAGCGAGGTTTTCCCAATACCGCTCTTGCCGAAGATCACCGCCTTGATGCCCCGACGTTCGGAAAGGCGCTGGTCGGCGAGAATGAGAGGGAGGTTCATCAGAGGCCTCCCCCGCTCAGCAATTCGAATGTTTCCTTGCCGGAGCGAACGGTCCGCGCCGGCTCAAAGATTCGTGTGATATGCGTGGGCCAGGCTGTGTACTTCCGCTCCGAGACGCGGAAGCTCACCTCGACATAGTCGCAGGGGTTCTCGCCGTCCGCCTTGATGCGCTCGACAAGTTCGGAGAGCTCGTGCTGGTCCCATTCGACCTTCTTGGGAAGGTCGGCAACGACAGTGACGCCATTGTCCTCGAAGCGGACGGTGCCATTGTCTTTCTCGGCCTCGGCACGAGCCTGGCGGGCGCGCTCCTTGTAGCGAATGGACAGCGCGCCATCGAGCCAGGCGACAAGGGCCTTTGCCTTCTGAAGACCGCCTTCGGCTTCCTTCTGCAGGCGCGCAAGCTCCAGTGCGGGCAGCCCGGCAATCTGCTGCACGGTGAGTTTCGGGAGATCGGTCACGCTGACGCGCATCGGCACGGGCGCCGCGTCGTCGTATGGCCTGGTCATGAGGGCCGAGGGGATCATCGGGTAAATCCTTCCTGAGCGGCGCGGAGGTGTTTCCGGCCGGGTGTGCATTGCGGTAAGTGGAATTGAGTGAGCGGGGGTCGGTGCCTCAGCTGGGAGGGCCGGTCGCCTTGCTGTGTCGGTTGTTCATGGGAAGGCCGTGCCTGAGGCAGCCATTCACGCGCGCGGCTGCACGCCGGCGCTGCGGCTGATGCCCGGAGTTACCTGG